GTGCGGATGTTCGACGACCTGCGCGCCTATCCCGGCAACGTCCACATCATCGTCTCCGGCACGGCGGCCTCGGCGGCCACGGTGCTGGCCATGGCGGCGGACCGGCTGGAGATGACCCCCGGTTCCCTGTGGATGATCCACGATCCCAGCGTCATGGCCTGGGGCAACGAGCGGGATCTGGAGGAGGCCGTCCGCCTGCTCAAAGCATGCAAGGAAAGCATCCTCAACGTCTACGGCAGGCGCTGCCGGAAGGCACGGGACGAGATCGGCGCCATGATGCGCGATACCACGTGGATGGACGCAGGACAGGCGCTTCAGGACGGCTTCATTGACGGGATCGCCGATCTGGGCGGCGGCGTCCTCGACGCTGCCTGTTGCCATGAGGCGAGCCTTGCGGAAGCGAAGGAAAAAGTGCAGAACTGGCTGGACCGCTGGCGGCCCGCCCGCGGGACGAGCGCCGCACAGGCGCCGCAAAGCCCCGGCACCCCCGTCATCCAGCTGCAAAAGCGGCTGGCGCTCATTACCCCTACGAAACGATGATAAGGAGGAATCCCCATGAACAACATCCATGACATGCGCAGAAAGCGCGGCGAGATCTGGGACAGGGCGAAAGCCTTCCTCAGCGAGCATCAGGACGAAAACGGCATGCTCTCCGCCGAGGATACGGCGCAGTACGAGCGGATGGAGCAGGAGGTGGTCGATCTGGGCCACGCCATTGAGCGTGCGGAACGCGCCGATGCGCTGGAACGCGAGATGAACGCGCCGACCGCATCGCCTCTTGCTTCCCGCCCGGAGGCCCGCCCAAACCAGCGCACGGGCCGCGGCTCCGACGAGTACAGATCGGCCTTCTGGACCGCCATGCGCAGCCGCGGCGGCCATTTTTCCGTGCAGAACGCGTTGCAGATCGGCACCGACAGCGAGGGCGGCTACCTCGTCCCCGACGAGTACGAGCGCACGCTGGTGGACGCGCTGCGGGAGGAAAACAGGCTGCGCACGCTGTGCAAGATCATCCGCACCGCTTCCGGCGACCGCAAGATCCCGCTGGTGGCCTCCCACGGTTCGGCCAGCTGGGTCGAGGAGGAAGGCACGATTCCCGAATCCGACGACGCCTTCGGGCAGATCACCATCGGGGCGCACAAGATCGCGTCCATGATCAAGGTGTCCGATGAGCTTCTGCAGGACAGCGTGTTTGACGTGGAAAGCTACATCGCCACGGAGTTTGCCCGCCGCGTGGGCGACGCCGAGGAGGCGGCGTTCATCGGCGGCGACGGCTCCGGCAAGCCCTACGGCCTTCTGAACGCGACCAACGGCGCGGCGACCGGCGTGACCGCGGCCAGCGCCACCGCGCTTACCTCCGACGAGCTGCTCGACCTGATCTACTCCCTCAAGGCCCCCTACCGCAAGCGCGCGGTGTTCCTCATGCACGATTCGACCATCAAGGCCATCCGCAAGCTCAAGGACGGCAACTCGCAGTACCTCTGGCAGCCGGGCATGAAGGAGGGCGAGCCGGACAGGCTGCTGGGCTACCGGCTGGTCACCTCTACGCACATGCCCGCCGTCGCTGCGTCGGCAAAGCCCATTCTCTTCGGCGACCTGTCCAGCTACTGGATCGCGGACCGCGAGGGCCGCTCCATGCAGCGGCTAAGCGAGCTCTACGCGGCCACCGGGCAGGTGGGCTTCCGCGTGACCCAGCGCGTGGACGGGCGGCTGGTGCAGACGGAGGGCGTCAGGTGCCTGGCCATGAAGAGCGCGTAAGGAGGATGAAAAGGCATGGACCACACGGCAAGAAACTATCATGCGCACGGCGGCAGCGAATGGGTCGTCGGAGGAAAGCTGACCTTCCTGCCCGGGGCGACGGTCGAAGGCGCGGAGGGGCTGTTCGATTTGTCCCCTGGCGGCGGAGCCGCTTTGCCCTATATCGCGGAGAGCGAAGCGGCGACCGTCGCCGCCCTGCGCTCGGACTTCAACGCCCTGCTGCTCGCCCTGCGCGAGGCGGGCCTCATGCGGGACCCCTCCGGTGATGCCCCGTGATCGTGACATTGGATGAAGTCAAAGCCCATCTGCGCATCGACCAAGACGCGGAGGACGCCTATCTGGAAAGCCTGATCCGTCAGGCGCAGGCCGTCGCGGAGGACTACTGCCGTGTGCCGTTTTCCGAGGAAGCGCCCGAGCCTGTGCGTCTGGCGGTGCTGCTGTTTGTGAGCTTCTACTACGAAAACCGGGATGTGCCCGACCGCACGACGTATGGCGCCATGATGCTGGCCTTTCAGAATCTGCTCTATCCGTACAGGGACCCCGAAAAGATGTTCTGAGACGCTACGCGCCGGAGGTGATGACGCTTGCGCGGCTACAAGAACTTTGAATCCGATCCGCATCCCGGCGATCTTCGCCATCTGGTGGAGATCGGCTATACCGAAAACACCGTCAACCAAAACGGCTACCCCGTTCCCCATGACGTGGTCGTCTGCAAAGTCTGGGCCGCGGCCGTGGACGCGGGCAACCAGCACTACCGCGCCGCCGACGTGATGAACACCGAGGCCGTCATCAACTTCACCATCCGCTATCGCGCGGACGTCAAACCCGGCATGTGGGTGCGCTTCCGGGGCGAGAAGTGGGACATCTCCACGTTGGGCGAGTATGCCTTCAAGCGCACGTATCTGGGCCTGAAGGCGTCGCTCTCCAAGGGGGTGAGCGGATGAGGCAGGTCCAGGAGGCCCTCAAGGGCATCGGCATCCCGGTCATGGCGGGCGTGTGGCGCGCGACCTCCGCAAACCAGAACCCGCCCGCGCAGTACGCCGTGTACTCCACGACCACCACGGAGGCCGCCCATCAGGACGACCGGGTGACGGCCTACCGCACCTATGTGTACCTCAATCTCTGGAGCAATATCGACCCCACGGACACCGCCGGCCGCATCCGCGCCGCCATGTACGACGCGGGCTTTTTCATGGTGGAGGAATCGGACAAGGGGT